GCCCACGTTGAAATCAATCCCAATTCTCAGCGGCTCTTCTGCTTCTGGATCGTCATCAACGTCGGCAACATGCTTGGCCCGGTCAAACCTGTCATAGACAGTGCCGGTCGCCAAGTTTTGATAAATGCCTTCTAGATAGGCGCGGCACTGCTCTTGGGTGTAACGGCTCAGCAGGTCATCGACGAAGCCCGGCCTGAGGTTATGGGCATTATCTGCGGTCTTCATCCGTAGCAACGCTCTGCGCTTGCCCTCCCGTGCTGCATCAGTGCCGAACGTCTGGTAATGGAACCCAAACCCTTCTGGCGTTGAGTAGCAGTGGAGCTGGTTGAAGTTTCCGACCCTGATACGGCCCAGAATCTTGTCATAGGCGCGCTGAGCGATCGAGGCTTTCGCAGTATCAACCTCATCGATGATTGCGAAGGCCCAATCGTCGCCCACGATGCGTTGATAATTTTCAAACGACAGGCCAAGGATTGTTGAATCACCGCCAGGGAAGTGCAGCGTATGGCTTACATACGGCGCCACTCGTGGGGTGTATGGAATGCCGAAACTGTCTAAAAAGTCCTCGAATTTCGGCGCCCAGATGCGGCGGACCATATCACTGGTGGGTTCCATAACGCAGCCCACAAAGCCCTGATTCAATGCGGCCATCTTGACGGCAACGGCATGAGCGCAATAGGTCTTGCCGCTGCCATAGCCGGCGCTGATGCCAATCTCAGGGATGCTGGCCGGCGCTCCACCTTGCGATGCGGCGATAGCGCTTAACCGCTCTACCTCAAACGCGCTGAGCTGGCCAGGGTTGAGCGTTGCGGCGATGCGTTCTAGGAGGTCATCAACATCAGCCAAGGTTGAACGGCTGCCAACGGCTTCAGCTTGCAGTTCTGCCAGCCTGGCCAGGATTGGGTTATTCCTCTTCACTGGGCACTAACTCTTGACCAGTTTTGGCCTGAATGCGAAGCAAGACGGTGCGCTCTTGTTCTGGCGTGAGGTTTGCCTCAGCGATGGCTGATACAGCAGCTTCGATGCCTTCATTTCTTGCGCGTGTGACGGCTGCGTTGTCGCTGTAGTGCTTACGGTATGACGGGCTATGGGTAAGCATCCATTGCGCTGATTTGCTGTCTCCTTCTTGAGCACAATTTGTGATGATATTTATGAATTTATGAGCACCAGCTGCACGACCTTCATTAAGCGCATCTAAAAGAGCTATTTCTTCTTCAGTAGGACTAGGGCCTTTTGCATTGCCAATCCACTGCTTTAACGCTGCATAGCTAACACCAACCGCTGCGGCGATATGTTCTAATGCTGCGCCATATTCTGCAAGATGACGAACAGCTTCGATCACTTTTGAGTTTAGTTTGTAATGTCGCCTTCTTAAGTTTGCCATTTTAAATAACTATTGCGAAATATTATAGCGCAGGCTCAATGGTAGCCCAGGTTTTGCCTGAGCGAATTTGGCGGATTGCATCGACTGAAACGTCGTATTGAAGCGCGAGTTCATATGGAGTGAAGACATTATTTCGCAAAAACTTTTTGATGTCAGCGACTTCAAAGGGTTGAAGCTTTGCGCTTTTTGGCGCACCGTAGAGGCGCTTTCTGTTGATGGGAATTTCAGGTGTGATCACTTGCTCAGTCCTGAACGGATGATTGCAGGCCGGGCATCGACGGTAACGGATGCGGATGTCAGCTTTGCGCCTGGTGCATGTGGTGTGAATGACGGGCTCACCGCAGATTGGGCAGTCGATTGGCATTTGTGTTTTAGGGGTGTGAATGGCCGGGGGATGGATCAGCCCCAGCAGCTGCCCTGTATTTCCGCGTCACGCGGTTTTTTATTTGCAGGCTCCCCGGCCTGTTGTGGTTATTCCTGTGTGGTGGTGACGGGGGCTTCCTTAAAGACGGCCTGGCTGATGAATGCTCTTACGGTTTGGTCGTCCATTTTGTGGCCAACGCGAACGCCGGAGCTTGTGATCAGCTCATATTTGCCAGGGAAGAACTGATTGATGCGTGCGCCTGCGCTGCAAGCGTCTAGGTGCTGATTTGCGGAGCAGACCAGATCCCAAGTCGTGGCGGTTTTGGTTGCGGTCATGAATCTCAAGCGAAGGGGGCAGGTAAAGGGGCCGAAGCCCCAGGGATCACGCAAACTCTCTGCGGTTCAACTCACAAGCGATCAGGTTCATGATTTCAATCGCACGATCAACGCGAGCTTGATTGGAAGAAGTAGCGCGGATGCGGTCAAACTCCTCATACTGATCGAGCAAAGCCTCACCGCTCATGCGTCGAATGTTGGCCGCTGTAAAGACGAAGTTCATTTTTTTTAAGCGAAGGGTGCCATCTCTGGCGTGATCACAGTGTAGACCATCCAAGGCATTTTGTCACCAGTCAACCTGAGGCTCAGCAAGGCTGAACGGTGATGCACAGGATCGAATGCGATCCAAGGGAAGAGGTTTCCTGATGTCAGGGTCACCGCCATCAAGGCGAACAAACAGCTGGTTGCCTGGAGCAGGACCGCAAGTGATGTGACCATTGGCCCATTCACCACCCTTGACGAGTTGGACTTCAACAGGGTGATTAAAGGGGGTCAGAGGTTCTTTGCAAACAACCTCCACAAAAGGGGCAGCCCCAGAATCCTGCAAAGAACGCAAAGAATGCAAAAAACCCCTTTTTTCGTATGTGAGGGGATTTTCTCCACAGGTTGTTTGCGTTGTTTGCGTTGTTTGCATGTTTTCGGGGGTACCCCCCTCTTGCTCAGAACCTGCAATAAACCAAAGCGGAGAGGGTCTTCCCCCCGTCAATCCAGGGATGGTTTGACCGTGCTGCATGATCAATCCACCCCGTGCCAATTCCTTCAGAGCGCGGCTTGCCTTGTATGCGTACTGACGACCTTTGAACAGCTCATCAGCAACCTCCTTCTGAGAAACAGGAGCACCGACCTCTGAGCGCTCTTCGATGTAAGCGAAGACTTTGGCCGTGTCTGGCCCAAGGCTGTCGATCTTCTGCTCACGAGCCTCTTGACGGATTACATCGTCACCCTTGCCGTGTGAAACCCAGCTGGTTGTTCCATCAGGGTGATCCACTAGCTCACAAATCAGAGAGCCTCCTTTGCCGCGACCTGAAGCCGATACAGCGATCCTCCTGTCTGTTGGGATCTGCCCTTCCTCGACCTTTTGCAGCCAAGTCATCAGGAAGCCGTTTGACACCGCACCAGCGAGAGAGGTGCTTCCCCTTAACGCTGTCACCCAGCTGCCACCCATTACGCCTTTGTTGCTGTGGTGGATTACGACAAGCGTTGTTCCTGTGCCTACTAGAGCAGTGGTCAAAGCATCGACAGGGTTAGCCAGCTGAGGGCTTGCTTCTTCGATGCCCATCGTTGTGCAACAAGCAAACAGGGAGTCGACGATCAGAAGCGTTCCAGGAATGCGTAGGCACTCAGCCTTGATTGCAGCAATGCCACGAGAGTCGAGCTGGATACCTGAACCCTTTGACCAAAGGGATACGTTATCGACTAGGTGGTATTCAGACTCACCTTCGGCGTTAATCGTCTCAGTAGCCAGCCCCTCGCGGTGCAGGATGTGGTTCCAGTCGGTCTCGTCCTGGTCAGGTCCAGCGATAAGCAGGTGTGGGATCTTCTCGTGAAGAGGAAGTCCTAGGCACTCCGTCTCGCCTCTTAGAGCGGCTGCTGCAACAGCGAGGAGCATCGCCGACTTACCCACCTTGGGCAGAGCGACGCAGAGGTTCGACTGTCCGTACTTGAGGATGCCTTCCCAGAGCCAAGGACGCTTCTGCACGTCAAGGCGATCACCGCCACGTTTTGGAGGAGCGAGAGGCACCCTCCCAACCTCCATGTTGAGCATTTCACGCAGCTCACCATCCTTGACGTAGGGCTCAAGGGCTTCAGTTAGAACCACCTCCCTGAGTCTTGCGAGGCGTTCCTCTGCTGGGCAGTTTGCGACCGCGAATTTCGCGGCCTGCCTTAATACGTCGAACCCGTCCTGAAGGTTCGATGGAACCATCATTGATTCCTCTGAGCTGGGCGGTGTAAAATCCATTAGCGGCTTTGCTGGGCGAGTAATAGTCGTGCTGGGTGTATTGACCCATGTGTTCCAATTCCCTGAACGCTGTCAGTTCAGGGCTGGACTCGTATGGGTTTTCTTTGTCCCATTGGTCTAAGGCGATGTCAGACCGTTGGCGCTGGATGGTGACGTAATCCAGTGTCTCTTCATGCTCCGCCAGCGGGGCGATGGCCTGCCAGCGGAGCAATTCGTATGCGCGTTCGTTAGGAGTCATCAATAGCGGTAATCCTTTGGAAGGATGCCGTTCTTTTCCATGCCTGCCTCAAGCAGCGTGACCACCCATTGAGTCATTGAAAGGCGCTCAGGTCTTGTCTGTTCGAGGGCTTTTCGCATCCCAGGTCGGACCCGAACAGTCCCGCCACTTGAGACATGGCTGAACTCGTTTTCGCTGGCTTCAAGTGTTTCGCCTCCGTAGTAGGAGCCTTTTCTTGCTGTCATGCTTTTAATGCGTGTGGTGTTACAGTATGGCACATGATGAAACCACCGCAACGTCCCATGCTCGAGTCTGACCCTCTCATCACATTTCACGAGACGATCCATCGCTATCAATACGGTGACCACTGGATGATCAATTCCGTAACCCGCGTGATTGACGACTTGACGGCCGAAGCGCGAGAGCGCATCGCAGCGACTAAGGACGGCCCTGATGGCTGGGAGATTCGAGGTAACACCGTCCACGCTGCCCTCGAGCAGCATCTCCTCAAGCTGGCCGGGCGAGACGTTGCCCCGATTCAATTTGATGAACGCTGGCGCCCTTGGATCGATCCAATGATTGACCATTGGATTTGGGACGGTTGCACAGTCGAGGCCGTAGAGCTCCGGCTGTGTGATCCAAAGAAAAGCCTTGGCGGCTCGTTGGATTTCATCATCAGAGATGAGAATGGCCGCAGGATTTTGGCTGATGCAAAAAGCGTCAGCAGCGCCAAAGCCGTCGAAACACGAAAGCCCGCCGACCAGCAGCTAGGCGGTTACCTGCAGATGCTGATCGATTCTCATCGGTACGGTGTGGAGCAGTGCGGGACGCTAGTGGTCGGGCCCGGTGTGACCAGAATGAAACCTAGTAACCCTGATGATTGCCTGGCAGCTTGGCTGAGCGCATGGCAGAAGTTCAATGATCAACAGCCTGACTTCTGATGAATGACAAATGGATTGAGGCGCAGCGGCGCAAGCTTGACGAACAGATCACGGCTGAATACTTCGCCG